CTGATAAGAGACAGGAAGTCGGATCTCAACCCTTTGGTAATTATGATTCCAGCGAAGTGACGCTCGGCTATCCAAAAGATAGTCGTCGCCGAACAAGCAAGAATCAAGGAAACCAAAGGATTCGAGGTACCTCTTTCCTCTACGATACGATTCATCATCGGAACGTAGAGGATTGTCGAAGACGGCAGGATGACCTGACGAACTGACAGGGAAACCAGTTGTAACACTGATACCCTGGAGAACGTCTGGCATCTTGACGAAATAGACTGGAGATATCTGAGTCGCCCAAGAGGCGACGAGATCTGCAGTTCGGCACATGCCAGCAATGTAGAATCTACGTTGAAGGTTTGTGAGAACTGGGTAATGACTGAATTTCCGATCTTGGTCAAATGTGTACTCCTTGTTGCGAATTATCGTAACATCGATACCATTAAACCACTCAGCCCCACACGACTCGCGGAAGGGAGTGACATAACAGGTCTTAGACCTATTAGGTTCGCAACCGACAGCTTGAAGGGTGGAGATGAGAGTGGGGATATAGTCGGAACCGATGATGATATCATCACCGAAAACGGCCACATCATCACTTAGGTTCAGAAGCTCACGGTAAGAGAGGTTAGAACCCCTTGAACCGTATCTATGTAGCGCCTTGGTTCCTATCGCTAGGGACCAAAACACTAATGTCTCGACGGGAAAGCATGTAGCTGAACCCATCGGGGCAAAGGCGGCAAGTCGAATGCTTTCACCTTTCCAGGTGGCGGCATACGAACGAGTCGAGAATAGCTGTCTCCTAAGGCGAGGTAACTTCGAGAGAAGAAACCAAACCAGAGGAGCAGTCACAGTATCGCTAGCGTTAGATAAATCTAACGTACCCATCGTGCCATCACAGGCGCGACGTGACATAAGCTGATTAAAGGTCTGATCTCTCAGACGAATAGATCTGCTTAACAGGCGAGACTTCTCGAAATACGCCATCATAGAACGCATCTGACCTTGCTGGAGATATTGGTTTCCCGACATCTCAACAGAGATCAAGCGCGGGCCTTTGAAGTCCTTCGGGACAAGGCAGATACGAGTTGTCATCCGATCAAGGAAGACAACACGATCTGACTTGGAACGAAGGTGCTCCAAGCTCTGAACCCCATATTCATAATAGGGATACTGTTTATTGGCCTGGGAAGACCAATATAAGAAATCCCACCTTAGATCCTTAGGATACCCTTCGTGAACCACGCCTGGCCCATGGCCAGGGGTGATTACGGAGAGGTCCAAGGAACCTAGGGCCTTGCTCAGTGCGTTTCTAGCGCAATGGAGCACAGGGTGATCGAGCGGAAGACGAGACCGTTTTAACCGGGCTTGTCGATCGCCAAATTCCCTGACAACAGAATCCTGCTGGTCTTGAGAAAACTCAGTCACGAGTTTTCCATTCACCAATAGGAACTGACGTAGGTAGAATATGGATATCGGATTAGGGTCCTCGAGGAGAGTTCCGTCATCGCCAAACACCTGTCCTAAACAAGCATTCAGAAATGAGGGAAGTCTGGTCTTCGATTTCAGGGAAAAGCCAGCAGTAGCTGCAAAGCTACCGCTGACCAAACCTTGATCCACGGCCTTACCAAGTTTGGGTAGGGTTACGAGGAGAAAGCTTGAT